TGTTCAGATACTTGTCGATCCAGGCCATGATGATTTCCTTTGAGTTTGAGTTTGCTTCATCAACATAACGTCGCCGCCATCGGGGCGGACTGCTCCGCGGCCCACTTCTCGTTACGGGCCGACTTCCTCTCGCCAAACTCGGCTGCGAACGCACGCTCTGCCCGATCCGCCTGCGGCGCGTTGCTCACTTCCGTATCGTCCTTGCTGTAGCCTCGATACTTCATCCAGTGCACGAGGCTGCGGTGATACCGCGCCGGCAACTCTGGCACGTCGGTCGGCAACGTCAGCGGCAGCAACGGTTCCCGTGCCACGGTCAGCAGCACGGTCCCCGATGCCGTCGGCTGTGGGTACAGCCGGATCTTGCCGCTGCCCCAGTCTGTGATGTAGACGGTCGGCCGCGTCGCCGTCGTCGTCCGCCATCCCGGTAACGCCCCCTCCATCCACGCCACGTTCGCCCGCACCAGAGGCACCGTCTGCCCCGACACGAGCGCCGTCCTGATCGCGATCACGCGCGCGTCCAGACTCACCACCGGAGTCGCGGAGGTGTAGGCAATGTTGCATATCGCCGTCGTCGTGCTGTCGACGATCTGGAAGCCTCTCCTGACCGCCTCCATCACCGCATCGGTGGCGAACTCGGCGACCTCGGCAGAACCCCACAAATAGGGCGCCACCGTGTCGCCCATCTCGCGGCGAAAGATGATCTCCAGTTCGCCGAGGTTCATATCACCCCTGCTGCATCATAATTCGCTTCAGCCATTCCCGACCCTTCTCCGAGTCATCGACCACCCGGAACGGGTATTCCAGCGCGCTGTGCCGAAACAATTTGTTCATCGTCTCGTCCGTGACCTTCATGTCCTGCCGGTAACTGGTGCGCCTCGCTCGGGCCAGCCGCTCAATGTACATCCGCTTCACCGGCACCTGGCGGCCGTACTCGTCGTGGCCAACATTCGTTTCGATGCCGCGCGGAATGAAGATGCGCCGGCCATTGACCGCCACCTCCACCTTCGGCGTCGCATTCAGGTCCGGCGAATCGTCGCAGTACACGGTCAGCACCTCGTTCATAAACGCCTCAAGTTCGACCTCCGGCGTCCTGATCTGCGGCACCACCTCGATCTCACTCGGGTTCTCGGGGTCCAGATCCGACAACGGGGCCATGTACGCCTGGGCCTCGACCTCGCGGTTCCTCGGTATTCCTCGTGGCATCACTTCTCCTCGTGCGAAAGACTCCCCCGGCCACGCGACCGGGGGTTGACGGCTGAACAACTACGACGCCTGCGGCCTCCCCGGCAGGGTCAGCACATCGACCACTGCACAGGTCAGTTCCGCCTGGTTCCAGTTGGCCGAACCGAACGTCCATGTCGTGCCGGCGCTCGACTGCTTGGCGACGATGTAGGCGAAGGGCGCCAGCGTGTCCGGCATCACCGGGAACTCTGACCTCGAGCCCCCGGAGAAGCTGGAACTGGTGATGTCCACGATCGGTCCTTGCGCCGCCCGCATCGTCGTCACGCCGGCATCCATCGCCAGCACGAACACACAACCCTTGTTCGCCAGCAGGGGAAGGAACGCCGCCCCGGTGACGATGTCCACGGTCGGCGTGGCGAACGTCGCCGCGGCCATGTTGTAGGCTTTGCCCTTGATGCAGTATTGCAGGACGGCGCCCGTGCCCGCAGGCGTGATGATCACGGTCGTCGCCGCGGTCGTAGCGACCCCGGTGCAGACCGTCTTGGTGGTGAAGTACGAACCCGAACTCGGGCTACCCGTATTGCTGTTCATATCGATGTCCTCGCGGTTACGAAACTTGCGGGCGGGCCGGCAGCGCCAGAACGTCGACCGGCGTTGCTGTCATGCCGGCGGCGCTCCATTGGCTGGTCCCGAATGTCCATGCCGATCCCGTCGAGCCGTTCTTGCACACGACGTAGCAGAACGGCGCCAGGGTGTCGGGCAGCGCCGGGAACTCCGAGCGCGCCGCGACAAAGTTGCCGCTCCGGTCGAGCGGCACGATCGTCCCCTGCACCGCGCTGATCGTTCCCGCAGCGTTGAGGGCGTACACGAACACGCAGCCCTGGTTCGCCGCTAAGGCGGTGAACGCAAGCCCGCTGATCGCGTCCGTCGTCGGCGTGGCGCCGCCGCTGATGGCCGCCTTGTTGCACGCCTTGCCGTTCACCACGAACTCCATCTTGTGCGCGGTTCCGGCGGGCGTGCAAGAAAAGGTGGTCGCGCCCTGGCCGGTAATGCCAGTGGTCACCGCCTTGTTGGTGAAGTACGTTCCACCAGTGGGACTGCCGATATTCTCGTTCATCGCGCTCTCCTTTTCTCAGAGGTTGGGAAAAGGTTAGGCGAGGGTGGAGATCGCGACCTCGTACACCGCCATCCAGCCTTCGTTGAGCCTGACGCAGTTCATGTAGAACGACGCGCCGATGAAACCACGCTGCCCCAGCGGATCGTCCTTCGTTTTCTGCCCCGGCGGGATGTAGGTCGGGCTCAGTGCGTTGGCGCCGCGCAGGGCCACTTGCCCCCAAGCGTCTTCGCCGCACACGATCATCGGGTACACGTCGGCAGCCGTCGTGCTGGTGGTGCAGTACACGCCGTTGGTCAGGCCCGATCCACCCGCGTCCGCGTAGGAGCCGAGTTCCGGCGACAGCACGAAGCGGAAATTCTCGCAGGAGCCGATCTCGTACGGGCTGATCGTCTTGCGCTGGCCGTACTCCGAGGTGTTCTTGAAGTTCGCCAAGTCGCGGATGTCGGCTTCGCAGTCGGTGTGCGCGATCACGACGTACGACGCTTCCACGCCGGTCGACCCGTAGTCGGGCGACATCGACAGCACGCTGGTGATCCGCATCGCGTGGTTGGCCTGCAGGTTGCGCGAGATGCGGCGCAGACCGTTCAGGTTGATCTTGCTGTTGACCGCGGCGCGGCTCGAACCGTTGCTGTAATACACGTTCGTGCCGCCCTTGACCACGCCGTAGCGGATCATCTCGCGCACCAACCCGATCCTTTCGCCGCACTGCTTCTTCATCTCGGCGGGAACGTCGTCTTCCGACAGGTCGACGGTGCGGTTGGTCAGCGCGTACAGGCAACCGTACTCCTGCAAACTGACCGTGATGTCCTGCGGGGTCAGCGTGTCGGCGTCGGGCGTCACACCTTCGTTGAGTTGGTGCGCGCCGGCATCGACCACCCAGCGGTTGATGGTGTTGCTGTTGGTCGTGGCGCCGCCATACGGCAGCCAGCGCCGGTAGACCACCGTGGCACCGACGTTCTTCGGGTGCTGCTTCTGCGTGCCGAACATGCCCAGGACTTCGACGGGCGCGGCATGGGCCAGAATCTCGCCCGCGATGCGGCCGATTCTCTGTGCGGGGTTGTTGAGAGTTTGGAATGACATGATGTAATCCTCGTGTGTGGTCCGCTTGCGGCGGCGTTAAACAATGGGTCACCTTGACCCTGCTTTCACGCGCCGTAGCGGACTACCGTTACGGATTACATCTGGCGTCGCGTCGCGCGGCGCCGGGTACTGCCCGCTACTTGCGTCCCGCTACCGCGGCCCAGCCGCTGCGAAACGCATCTTCCTCCGTCGGCTCGGGGGGTCGGGCTCCCGGCACCCCATCGGGCACCAGCGCCTTCTCCAGCCGCGCCTTGTTGCTCTGCGCCTGCGTCGCCTTGGCGACGAACGTCTTGTAGCCCGTCAGCACCCGGCCCAACTCCGCAGCATACGGCGACCCGGCCAGCGTCTGCACCTCCGGCGCCTGCGTGGCGAGCCACATTTTGTAGCCGTCCGCCGTCACCGTCTGCTCCCAGTCAGGGTGCGCCAGCCCTATCTTCACCTCTTCCAGTTCCGCACGCAACTCTGCTTTCGTGGCTTGCAACGCCGCGCCGATCGACTCGACATCAGACCCCTTCGGGGCATACCGCTGGGCGAATAGCGCGAACTCCGGATAGGCGTTGACGAACTCCTGGGGGTCGAAGCCCTCGACATCGAACTCCTTCGGGATCTCGATGGTCTTCGCCACCGGGGCCGTCTTCGCCGCCCGCGTCTCCTGCACCAGATTGCCGACATGACCCGCCACCTTGTCCAGCCCGGTACGCAGCGTGTCGATGTCGCCTATCCTCGCCAGCAGCGCGGTGATCTGCTCTTTCGTGTACCCGGGCAGGAACTCCTCGCCCTTGACGATCTGCTCGAGCTCCGCAGGGGCCAGCGGTTCGGGCTTCGGCTCTTCCTTCAGCGGCACGCCGTCGTTGTTTACCGAGTCAAATCCAGCCGAGAATGCCTCCTGCGTCGCGGCTTCCTCTGCCGCAACGTCAGGCACCGTCTCTGGCACTACCGGGGCCACTACTTCATTCGGGTCCATCTCACGCTCCTTGTCCCGGCGAACCGTCGGGGGTAGGTTCCGGCGTTGGATTGCCCAGCGCCAACAATGCCCGCAGTGCGTTGATCCGCCCGCGGTGGTAACTTGTCATCCGGTCGTCCAGTTGCGGGTTCTCCAGCACCGCCTGCGCGACCTTGATCTTGTCCTGCGCCCACGTCTCAATGGTTCGCCATTCGCGGGTCGAGGTGTTGATCGGGTCAATCACGGCCCGCCTCCCTCAATCCCGGCCGCCGCGCCCACGTCAGCCTGCGGCATCTGCTGCCCCGTCGGCGGGAAGTTCGGGCTCGTGTTCTCCGGCATCGGCTGCTGCACCACGCCGGCCGCGACCTGGCCCACGATCGGCGGCGAATCGCTGTCCTTGAACCCGGCCGACTCCAGCGTCACGTCCGCCGCGGGAGCCAACGC